CACAACGATCCGTCCGATTGTGTCGAGCTGAACGCCTTGCGCCTTGTCAATGTCGTATGACTCGCGTACCGCAATCGCTGCCGCACTGATTGATCCTCCCATGCGCCTGGCTATTGATAGCCAATCCATGAGCTTCGGCTGATTGCGATATTGCGAGTAGGCCCTCTTCGGGACGTTCTCGATCATGAAACCGTTACCGTGATGTTCGCATCGAGCCAGCGGCTCAACTGGTTATAGGCAATAGACTTGTTTGCTGCGATTCCATCAAGCGTCAGGCTGGTGACATAGGAATTACCGTACTTGCCGATGATCTGGTTAATAGGGGTATACATGGTGGAAAGCGGGACAGATTCACCTATATCAAAGCCGGTAGTTTTGAAGCCATCCTGACCAGAAGGCGACTCACCAGCTGCAAACGAAATGATCGCGTCTTTGATCTGTGTTTCCAGATCATCTGGAAGCGTGCCATCGTTCTTGATGCCCACAACCACAGCAACATCCACATAGAACGGTCGGCCGAATGTAATTTTCTGCTGATGAGTGGCAATGGTGGGCGAAGTCACCCACTCTTCTTCCACTGTCCCATCTCCATTTAGAAGTACGCCGGGATTCTTCTTCAGGTAAATTGCCATCGCAATATCTGAAACAATGCCACCGTCTACCAGAATGGTTATCGAGTGTGGTGGTAGCCCATGCGGATTCATATCCGCGTCTACAGCGGCACTTCCGGTAGGATTGTTGTACACCTTGACGCGGCGTACTCCATCAAGGCCGGACAAGAGTCCATAAAGCGAATCAACTTGATTGTTACCTGGCTTGCCAACCGCTAGCCGGCGACGGATACGCAGACTGGAATCACGCTCTTTCTCAGTCCCCGGCGTTGCCGGATTAGCGTTTGTCACAGCTGAAACGCCAGCGATGGTCGTAATGATCTTTGTGATCGTTCCAGGTTCGGCCTGTATAGGGCCAATGAGTTGGCTTCGCACCGGAACGACAACAGTTCCTCCGGGACCTACAGTGAAAGTTTGATCCACTATCCAGCGCTGTCCGGTATCAGCCGCTTCAACGATGCTCTCGGCCAATATCACCGACCCGGGTACACCGGTAAACGTCAGATCTACATTGGATGGCGTGCCGGGGTTCCTGAATGTGCCGGTAATTGACGATATCGCATCAAGATCAATCCCAACCGCTTTGGCTGGGTCTTTGCTTGCCCAGGCTCGATACAGTACCTCATCGAGCGCAGAGAAGATTTCAGCATCGTGAGCGATCTTCAGTCCATCCGGGCTGGATGGATCGAGAATCCACTCGGTATCGATATCCAGGTACAGATTGCGCTCTTCTTCGAACCAGTCGTTCTGATTCTTGAGCTTATAGCCACTGGGCGTCAGTTCAGCCATATCACACCGTCACACTTGAAGAAAATTGAATGTCCTGCTCGCCGTATACGGTCAGCACCTGCGCTTGAACTGAAAGCGCGCGTGAATTCAGATCAAACTGCAGATCAAATGACAGCAGCCGGACGACGCCTGGCGATCGGGCTATTCGGTTGCGCAAAATCGCCTCGACCGCGTTCAGGTTGGCAGGCTTTCCTAGGATTTGCTGAAACCACGGCGTTCCGTCTGTTACGTCGCGAAAGTATTCGCCCAGAAATAATTTCAGGCGCGTCACGATGGTCTGCGCGATGGCCTGCCTCTCGCTCTGGAACATGCGCCCCCGCGTCACCAGATCGCCGTCCTCGCCTAATCGTCTGACTTTCATGGCGTTGGCGGTGGAATAACTGAATCGTTAATGCGAACAGTGCCGTCTGGAAGAAGCTTGATGTGCCCCGCACCGTTTTCGATACCGATCTCTCCACTGGATTTGATCCAGACATGATGGCCACCGTCGCGCGACTGTATGCGGATTCCGTCGTTGACGAAGTTAGGGATGCGTGTTGGGAGTGGCCGAAACCCAGGAATGAAAAAGGCATCGTACATATCATGGAAGCGTGACAGTGGATTAGTGGCGACACCGCCAGTTTGCTTCCAGCCATCGATGCAGCGCTGCGAGAACAGAATCAATCCTTCATCTCCCGGATTGATCTGGTGGATTACTGAGTATTGTGTGCCACCAAGGAACAGAACCGGGACATCTGCGATTGGAGGTGGATCATTCGCTACACCATTCACGCTAACTGTCTGCACACCTGCTTTCACCTGAGCGCGCTGCAGAACAGGATCGAACAGGACGACATGACCGGGAACAGTCGTGAATACACTCTTCATCATCTCGCGGAAGGCCGTTCTGAGAAGTTCAGTTGATTGCAGTGTTGTCATTTTCAGGCATTAAAAAACCCGGCGCGTGGCCGGGTTGAATTGATCAAATAGATCATGGCATAAATATACCGATTACCATTGAGGAGTAACTATTATGACTATCCGCATCGAAGATCTTGAGCACATGGATTTCAGCGATGTCGCTGAAGGCGGAAAGCTGCACCCGATTCATCCTGGTGAGATTCTGCGGGAAGAATTTCTGGTTCCGCTGAAAATCACCCCCCATGCACTTTCCCTGGCATTGCAAATCCCAGCCACCCGTATCAATGATATCGTACTGGAGCGCTGTGCAATCACCGTAGATACTGCACTCAGACTGGCGCGATATTTTGGTAATACTGCTGAATTCTGGATGGGTATTCAAACCGATTACGATATGGCTATTGCTCGTGATTCATTAAGAGACGCATTGGATAGAATCCAACGACTTGAGCAAGTCCATACCTAAGCCATGTGGGCTTTGCCTTCTTTATACATGCCATACACCCGCCGTCTGAAGGGGTGGCGTTTCACCGTCCCCTTACAATGTTGCTGCAAGGCATCATTCGACCGCTCATAATCGCTATTCACCACCAACGGATAGCTTTGATGATCTGGGCAATGGCAAACAGGTACACCGCGCCAACAGTGGTGTAGTACGCGATACGTACCGATTTATGTGTGACGAACATCTGTAGCATCTTCAATACATCCCTGCTAAACTCGTGCAACTTCTTTTCCTTGGTCTGTACAAGGGGTGGGAACAAGAAAGCCCCAGAGCGTTGCGAGCGCCTGGGGCTTTCGTCTATTGATCTGCAATGTCCATTAAGCTACGTACTGCTTGCCCTCTTTAAGCCAATTGCGGACGCGATAGACAGCATCTTCCCTTGTCACGTATCCCTTATGCGCACAGTCAAGGCTACTGTTATTAGTGTATTCTTTGCTTGGAGCCGAGAACAACACGTAGTCATTTGGTCTGGTGCGAGCCGCCGGATAGAACACAGACATGTACATATCATCAAGGCTCTTAATGTCTCGATAATATGGCTCGAAGTATTTATCAACGTAATCAAGCTGCTGTACTTCCGTCATACGTGCCAATGCTTCTGTTGTAGTGCCAAGCGTCTTTCTGGCAGTTGTACGAGTGAACTGGATTAAACCAACCGCTCCTGTTCCACCTTTCTCGGGCGTGTAGGCTTTAAACTTACCGCCGGTCTCAAGCGCCATCACGGCCATCAACCAATTAGCATCAAATTTACGCTTATCAGCAAGCTCTCTCACCTTGGCTCTGAATGCACGATCTACCTTCCCCCCCCCATACCAGGCCACCACCTATATCATTGGTTGAGATATCGGCAGCAGTAACGGTTGTCTGGTCTTGCCGTTCTATGATGCCGGTTACTGCTTTCACTCGCTCTGTTGCGGGATCTTGCGTGCCAGGACGCAGGCAATGCATCCGCATATCCCAGATATCACCATGGCTATCACCAAAATACCGAAGAGAGAGCACATTGTATTCGCCGTTCACTGATGTACCTTCTGGGCGCTCAACTACTTGAAGATCGCCTGAGTTATAAGTTGAGAAATCAGCTTCAACGTTGATTCTGCTGGACGAGCGTATGAACGGATTAATGCGCATGGATACATCAATAAATAATCCGCTTGGATCGTCTGACATCTTCGGATAACCCACCATTCCGGTGAATTGATTGACATCAAAAAGAGTGGTGGAACGCGGTTT